GTGGTGATACCTTGGGGATGCGACGATACTGTCGTTGCTGGGCCTGGATTTGCCATGATAATTTCCTTTATTGATTAAGCTGCAATACGGCAGGCCAACTCAGGGTAGAGAGGAGCCCACCCATAGAGTACATCCAACCTCGTAGGTATCGAGTCATTGTTGATAGTATATTGACGAACAACACGCATAGACAGACCGATTTCCTTATCGCTTGCACGACCCGCAAAGTGCACACCATCCGGCAATTCCAAATCAGCAACTGCAAGCGTAAACGCATTGCGGTGCATCATAATGTTTTGCGGAGAAGCCACGCCGGTGTTATTAAACGCCGTAATGTTTTGCGAACCACTAGAAGTGATGCTGACGTTTTGGAATTGACCAGCAGTAATAACTGCGGGAGAAACCAACACGTTAGTAGCGCCTGTGCCGACAGTCGTGGTGGACAGGACTACGAAATTACGCAGCTTGCCATACGATTGACGGTTTTGTGGGTTGACAGCGAACACACCAGGGATGGTGAAAGTATCGCCAGCATTCAGAGTCGATGCAGAAGATGCAGCCATCGAAACGGTGCTGCTGTAAGCCCAGCCAGAAGACAGGAAGCCAGTAGCCGTTGTTACGTTGATCGCAATGGTATTAGCGCTCCACGAACCAAAGGTTTGGCTTACCACGTTCTGGTCAAGTTTCCAGTTAACACCAGCCGAATCACGACCCATCAAGCCCTTGCGATACTGCTCGCCGATAGCTTCTTGGGGCACAAATAGACCCTTGAGGCTGTCAACAATAGTTGCAGAGGTGAAAGGCTCAACGATACAAGAACGGCGACCATCGCGCGGTGCGCCTTCGCTGTCCAAGTATGCGCCAGCAGTCAGGTAAGTAATCAGACCTGTGGGAGGCGTACCAGCAACACCAACAATGTTAGCGGTGTTCAAGTTAGCCATAACCATACCATCGCGGTCAATCTTATTAGCGATTGCAGCAACGGCGGGCTTTAGCACGCGGTCAGAGAACATATCCAAAGACAGAGCCAAGTCTTGAGTGGTGAATTGGGTATCAACGTGGAACTGCGTGGACAGGGTAACTGGCACGCTGGTTTCGTTGAAATCTTCAACATTCAATGCAGGGCCAGTAGTACCGATAAAACGGCCAGGCTTGCGTACATTAACCGTATTTCCAATCTTGGCCCCAACGACAGAAAATTGATCATCATAGTTACGATCCACCTCTGACGTGAAGGTCAACTCGTTTTCTAAAACCATTAACGCTTCGTTAGTGATTTTAGATATGGTTAGCAAATTATTTGCCATGATATATCCTTAAAAATATTAAACTATCTAATTCGACCAGCCTTACGCGCTGTCTTCCACGCTTGATAACTTCCGTGAAACTGACCGTCTGAGCCAATCTCTACGTTGTTAGCGTTTCCGGCATTCCGAATAGGGCTAATCGGTGGTGGTGCTTTACTTTTTCCGACAGGATTACTTGCCTTTGTCTCAGGTTGCTTCTCAAACTTGGCCTCCAGCTTCCCAATCTCGCGTAGCGCGGCATACGGCGACATTGAGGCAATCTTCTTTGCAAGATCATCCTCTTTGGCTAAGTGATACAGAATTTGTGGGCCTACGTCACTCTCCAAAATGGCATCACGAATGGGGTCGCTTACCGCAACACCACTTGAGGCCACCATGTCATCAAAATCAGGTATCTCTGCCTTCGCTGCTGCAACTTTATTAGCCCAACTAGAAATCACTTTCTGTTGCGCCTCATCTGCCCTGCGCTGCAAATCTTCCTTATCTCGCCTAACCAATGCCTGCTCAGCCGACCAATCTGCTAATGCCTCTGCATACTCAAAGGCATCAGTAAATTGACTCGGTTGAGGCTTTTCGTCAGCATTTTTAGCCTGTTGGGGCTGTTGTTGCTGCCTAATAGCCGCTATCTCAGCTTCCAGCTTTTGCCTTGCTTCACGTTCTTGCTGCGCTTCTTGGCGTGCCTGTTCGCGTTGCTTGGTTATCTCTGAAAACCGCTTTTCGAGTTTCGGATTCTGTTTCCGTTCCTCTGTCGGTTTAGCTTCTTTTTCTTCGCTTGGCTCACTCTGTTCTGCTTCCTCAACCGGCTCTGATGTTTCAGCCTCGGGAGTCTGGCTATTGTCAGCTAATCCAAGTTTGCTCGAATAAAAATCTGCTGCATTCTCGCTAGTCAATACTTGACCGGCTTCTTTTTCACTTGACATAGGTTTCCCTAAGAAATTTACCCAGTTAAAACCTAACTGGTAAGGTTGTGTGGTTTATACCACAAATTTATATTGCGCGTTCAGTTGTTTCCAATGACGCTGCATGGGCCGATGCCTTATCCAAACGGGCCAACATTAAAGCCACTTCAGCTTTCATGCGCTCAATTTCCAATTGGGTTTGGGTTTTCAGCACAGTATCGTGCGCCGTAGTCTCAACTTTAAGTTCCATTTCCTTATGGCGCTCGGCGTTCTTCAATTCAATATCGTGTGCGCGGTTGGTTTCTTTAATGATTACTCGCTTGGTTTCTGCATCTTGCTTGACTTGCTCGATGTCCTGACGTTGTTTAATCATCATTTGCATTTGCTGCATCTGTTGCTGCATTTGCTGCATTTGCGCTTGGTTTTGCTTCAATTGCATCTGAACTTGCGGCGGGACAGGCGATTTATCGTCAATCTGAGCCAGCGGGTTAGACGCTGCAAGGCGGTCTGCAATGACCTCTGCACCAGGGAAGTCCATGTTTCTGAACACCAAGTCACCAGCAACCTTAAACAAGTCAGGGTTGCCCGTTACCAATGGCATCATGGATTCAACAGCAGCTTGGCGCTTGGAGTTAAAGCCTGGGCCTGTGTCCATAACCACGTCATATTGCCCAACAGTCATGTCGTGCATTACCTTAAACACGCCATTTTCGTCCTGCTTGCCTTCGTTAATCGTCACCAAATCAGGCTTGCCATCATCACCAATAATCCGCATCACGCGCTGCGAGTCGTAAATATGAGGAATTAGGTCTAGGATAATCTTGCCGGTGTGGGCAATAGATTTGGTCAAGTTGTCATAGAAATCAAAGTTAGTCAGGTCAACTTGCTGCTGCTGACCATTCAAAGCCTTGCCCGAAATATTGCCTGGCAATTGTTGCGACGGGTCAAATATGCCCATCAACGTGGCTATGTCTTGATTTATCCCTGCGGCTGCTGCCATCACGCCAGCGGGCGGTGGCTCGGGTTGTAAACGCTGTGGAGGCGGCGCAGTTTGACCATCAATGTCGGTTTGCTTGTAACGCAACAATGGGAATGACTTGACGTTAGCCGCCGCCCATTCGCTTTCATGGCCCTCATCTTGGCCCTCAGCCATAATCCATTTTGCTTTTGGAGCAAGCGCAACCGATTCGGTAATTGTGGTCTGCCAGAAGTTGTACATCCGCTGCGCGTCTTTAGCGTGGCGCACCATGCCAAACTTGTGGCGCTTATCACCAATGACAACGTGCCGCCCATAGACGGGCACAACGGGAATGTATGTACCAGGCCAGTCGCGTTCCTCAATAACTTCAATTGCGGTCAGCTTTTTCCACTTGATCGTGCGCTTGAAAGACTTGCGCTCATCAACGATTTGGATACCTGCTGCTTCTAAACGGGCACGGAAATCTTTACCTTCGGCAAACGTAGACGTGCCATTAGACAATTGGTAAAGGGTTGCCGACTCGCGGTGAACATAGAAATACTCAGCAATGCGGATATCCTCTTTGGTTATCCATTCCGATTGACTATCGCCTGTGCCGCGCTGAGTAAATGACGTTCCATCATCATTGTTGGGGTACAACTTGCGGAATTTGGCCTTGCTCATCATTGTTGTGATTAAGCAACGCTCTGCGTCCGAGCCATCTACCGCTTCGGAATTGGGGTCAAAGTAAACCGTAAACGGATTAGGAATTGGCTCAATGTAGATTTCTTGGTCGAACGAATCTTCTTTAACGTAATCCGTAGTCACGCGCCAATAGCCCCAGCCCATCCTTACGGCGTGGTCAAAGCCTGTGTCATACGCGTTGTCGGCGTTGGAGTTAACCTCAATATGCCGAGTCATGCCCTCAATAACACTAGCGGTCTTTACGTCCGCTTGATTGTTAGTGGCGTGAACTTTAATGCGTGGGCGTTGCTGGCGCTGCTGGTTGGTCACCTGGCGGCAGTAGCCATCTAGCTTGTTGATGGTCAGGACAGGGCGAGATTCAAGGTTGCGCGAGTTTTGCAGTTCAACAGGCCATTGGTCGCCATTGACAAACTTCAAGTCCTCCAAACCTTCTTGGCGATTCATGGTGTCTGCATCATTGCAGAGTTTGAGGAAGTCAATTGCTTCGTCAATGATTGGGTCAATATCCATTTAGGCCATCCATGACTGTGGTACTTGGTATGTCTGTTTAACTACCCGTTTCTTCGGCTCATTGACAACTAACCCTAGCATCCTAAACGCATCCGCGCCATGCGAATACTCATCATGCACGGGGTTTTTGCTAAACGCCTTGGTGTCAGGGTCAACGTCAAACCTGTAATGTCGTAAACATTGTAGCCCATCCGCGCAGTTTTCCCTATCAAACCAACAATTTCTAAATAATGTACGCGCCGCATTAATACTGTCTACAACCGGCGTTCTCGGGATAATTTTTGTTTTATACCCTGCTGCCCGCACAATTTGGTCAATAGAACGCCCTGCCGCGGCGAGGGTCTTATTCTCTGCATCGTGTGGCAACCATAGTGTATCGTAGACGTAACCATAGGTTTGCATCTTAGCCAGATACTCGGAAATAGTCTTTTGGCTATCTTCATGGTAGCGAATCAGCCTAGTCTCCATGCCTATCCATTGCACAAACCATATTGCCGTGGCATCTGACCAGCCCAAATCAAATACGGCATGGACAGGCTTTGTTGGGTCATACACCACCTTGGTAATGCGCTGTTCTAAGTCTGCCATCTGCATCTCACGGGCGAACACAGCCCCATCTACGGATTGGCGGCAAATTCCTTCCCAGACGGTGTTATACGACTCAGGGTCGCGGTCACGCAGGGCATTCTTTTCTAGGTCTAGCGTCTCAGGAAACCAGGGGTTGTCCGACCAATTAATCTTTGTAACGACTGAGTTCGACGGTGGATAAATAACAAACCGCTGGTAAGTCTCATCCGTCTCCAGTTCAGGGTTAAACGTCACCCATATCTCGGAATCCTGCTTACGAATGGTGGGAATCAGGACGTTCCACGACAACCGGCTGGTCGTTTGGGCTTCTTCCACCCAGCAAATGTCTACTCCTTCATAGGATTTGACGTTGGCTACGTTGTTCTTTAGGCCAACAAATGAGAATTCAGTCCCATTCTTGCCCCGTATGCTGGTTTGGGTAATCTCATAAAACCCATCCAAACGCAGGTCAATGATTTGGTCGCACAACAGTTTGTGGACAGAATCCCGTATGGATGTCTGAAACTCACGGGCGCAAAGGATACGCAATGGCTTTTGCGCGCCTTTAATCAGCAGCGCCCTAGCAACGCCCCAAGATTTAGCGCCGCCACGCCCACCATACAACACTCGATAACGGCTTTTCTCGGGCTGAAACAGGCATTGCAGCTTTTGCGGGAACTGCGCGTTTGATATTGCGCCAGCTACGTCACTCATCCGGCTTTACAAAAGTAACGGTGATTCCGCTTATCAATGGAGCGCCATCAGCACCCGTTATCTCAGTCTTAGTTGATTCCCGATACTTCTTAGGAAACCGCGCCGCCATCGAGCGCGACCAGATTGAGGCGTTGATTTTATCCGATTCCCTGTTCTCAATCATGTGAGTTTGGGCTATATCTTCCCACCAAAGCAGTTCATATTCCTTCGCAGTATCCAAGGCTTCCCGAAATTCTGCAAATTCTTCTCTCCAACGATAAAGTGTCGCCGTTCCGACACCCAATGTTGCCCCAATTGCTTCAGTCGATTTGCCGAGTTTGCCCAACTCTATGACTTGCTCTATGTAAGCAGGGTCATAAAGGCTTGGTCGCCCTACTGGACGTTTCTCGGCTATTTCACTCATTTTTTCTTTGCCTTTTGCGCTTCCCGTTTTTCGGCGTAGGCAATTGCCACGGCCTGCTTCACGGGTTTACCGGCTTTGATTTCCGTCTTGATGTTTTCTTTGAACGCT